GGCCGTGCTCGAGCAGGTGGGTAAGTCCGGGCTTCGCCTTGTTATGCACGACGGCGTACGGGCTACTGTCCGCCGCGGTGTGCATATCGTACGTCCACCCTTTTGCGTACTTTCCTGTGAGCTTCGGTGACGTCTCCTTGAGGTCTGTGACGACATCTTTAGCCGTGGCCTCGACATCTTCCTCAGAAGCCTGGCCAATTATCTCGATTCTCTTTTTTACCGTGTTGTCGATTTCGTAGGCGAGCTGATCGGGGCTTATAGAGATGGAGTCCTCATGCTCCGCCGTACTCATGTCGTCCCCCTTTCGCAGGCAAGACGTATCCACCTGCCGTCACTCGAAGTTGACGTGACGCTATAGGTGACATTTGCACGCAAAACTTTCGGTTGATTGTCATAGTCGCAGGCGCGTACTACCAGCGTCATTGACGGGTTGAGCGTCTGGGCAAGCGCGTCAAAACGACTCGTGAGTTGTTTGGTCGCCTGCCTGACGTATACCGTCGGGCCGTCCCATGCAGATGACTCGATACCGTAGTCGTCTACTTTTGTCGTCTTGGTAAGGAGCTGCACGGTGCCGTCGGTCTTGATTTCTGACAGATACAGAAAATCATGCACACGATCATCATCCACATGCCCGATCTCACAGAGCCTAGATTCGAGCAAGCAGAACATCTCGGGGGTCACATCACCGACATGCCGCACCTTAAGTTTGACGGAAAGTTCGAAGCCCTCATCGTCTGCGAGCTTGACGTCCGTCTCCTGCCGGCTCATCTGGCAGTAGCCCATGGTGCGCACGACAGTAAGGCCGTCTGTTTTGGACGGGTCGAGTCCCACAGTAAAGCGATCCGAGGTAGTCTCCATGATCGAGACTACCCCGTCGTTGTAAGTATCCATAGATGTCTTAAGCATCAGAGGTCACCGAAGTATCATCTGTGACTTCGTGCTTCATCCGGCACGCCTGGACGGCGTCCGCGTAATTCACACGGAAATCATCGGCCGCGTTGGAAAATTCATAGAGACAGGCATCGAGCAAAAGACCTATGTCCTCATCGTCCCACGTCGTAGCATCTCCCGGGCAGTCGCAGAGGCGGCGCATGGTCGCCTCAGACTTGGACAGGACATCGAAGACGCGAGCATCAGTAGTATCGTCTTGCCACGTGATGTTTAGCTTGCGCTTGACAGCTGCCGTAATATCATCGGCGGTCATGCGTTCACCCCCTTAGATTAAGAGGCTGTTTTAGTTGTGACCGTGCCATTTACCTTGACATTAAGGTAAGCGGGGTCGAGCGCTGAGATATCCAACAGGATTGCCGAGGTGTCATCCCTAGCCTGACCTGCGCCATACATGACCTGCTTGTACACGCGCTTGTCCTCGAGGAATTTATACTCGTCGCTCATCTCCATCCCGCGATCGGCAGCCACGAGAGCATAGTACTCGCTCGGGATGCAGAGCAGCGCCTTGCCCGAGTCAACATAGGCCGAGGTGTACGTAGCTGTCGGCACCGGGAAGAGCCCGTTAACGTAAGCCCCCTCATGACTAAGCAGTGTCGTCGCAGGCATGATCTTGGTGAGATAGTCGGTAAGGCTGGTCACAAGGGCAAAACTCGGCGTTGTGATGCCCGCGTTAGTCGTGACCGAGAGATTCTTCTGGCGTCCACTTTCATCGACTGCGAGGGTGGCGAGCAGGGAGCCGTAAGTCGCCGGAGTGAAGTCTGTGACAGCGACGGCGGTCTTCTGAGGATAGCCGGTCGTGGTTGAGACGGACACGCCTGACGCGATACTGCGATCGAGGCCTATTGGCTGCTTGAGGCCTGTTCCGGACACAAACCCATGCTCAAGGCCATTGGAGACGGCTTCTCCGAGAGATGCGATGATGAGAGCATCGAGATAGGTAGGGCCGAGTTTCAGCTCATCTTGCGAGATCATGGCGTAGGCGGAAAGCTTATTCTGCGTGGCGTCGATCTCTTTAAAAGCCCCCGTGATCTCTTTGCTTATAGCGTCGCCAAGATCTCCCCACAGGGCCTCTTGAGTCGCGCCGGCATTGGTATAGATCTTGGTGATGCGAGACACTGCGCGAATGTTGAGGGCTGCGAGGAACGGATGCTGGGCCGCGACGTAGTTCATAACATCATCAATCACGGTCTGCGGCAAGTCCGCTTTGCCCATGTTGTCGATAAATTCCGCCTTGGTGCGAGCGGTTTGGGCTGCCTTGGCAAAACGATCAAAATAGGCGCGCTCTTCTGCAGTCAAGACCTTAAAACCGCGAGATGCAAGGGCAGTGCGATCGTTGTCGGCTGACTCGAAAGAGCTGCGCACCTCATCAGTGATTGCAGCAGCAAGACCCTGTATAGAGGCGTCGACATCATCTTGGGTTGCGTCTTCGCGCATAATGGTTTGCGCTAAAGCGTTAGAAGCCTCAGCGTAGGCATTGGAGGTGAGCTTGATAGGCATGCTCACTCCTTTCTGTTAAATTTTTTATCGATTGAGTGCGGCCGCGAGCCGCTTAGCCGGAGTCATATGTGCCGGCTCCGGGGCTTTCTCTTCCTTGGGACTAGACTGCTCTGGTTGTATAAATTTTACGTCAAGCTCATCAGCGATGAGTGACGCCAGCTCATGCGCATGCTCGAGGAGCATATTTTCCTCCGGGTCCGTGTTGTCAGCGAAAATCCGCTCATAGGCGGCGTTTCTCGCAGATGCGGCGGCCTTGCTTTCCGTCCCGTCAGAGGCTATCTCAGTTGCGAAGCCATATGACACGGCCTCATTGGGCGTCAGCCACGTGTCAGTCTTGAGCAGATTATCAAGATCCACCTCATCAATGCCGCCACGCATGTACGCAAGCTTGCAAGCGATCATCTGCTCATCGAGGTCATCTGCGATCTTGCGGAGATCATCAGCGTCACCTTGTGCCACCGTCCAGCAGTCATGCACGAAAAGCGCCGAGGCCTCGCGCATAATACGGGTATCGCCTGCCATGAAGATCACCGAGGCGATGGAGCACGCTTGCCCCTCGCATATCGTTGTCACGTCTGCGGGATTCGCGATCAGTGCGTTGTAGATTGCCAGGCCTTCCTCGACCTCCCCGCCATAGCTTGATATGTGGCAAGTGATACTCGACACATTACCGAGCGCAGCCAGGTCAGATGCGAAGCTATGCGCGTCAACGTCTGAGTCAAGCAGCGGCATAGACGTGATGTCACCGAAGATATAAACGTCGGCGGCACCACCTACAGCATCCATCGCGTAGAAGCGATTAGTCATCATTTTCACCCCCGCTCGATTGGTCGGAGTTAGCTGTCTCGTAGTTCTTCGTGCGGAGATGCTCATCCGCCCACGACTCATTTATCGGGTCGCGAGCGAAGTCGCGGAGTGTGTCATTGACGGAGTTGACGCCATCAGCGATGAGCTTATCGATATCGCTGGCTGCGTCGTAGATGTCACGATGCTTTATCTGGGATGTGTCAAGATCGCAGTGGGCACCATGCGCCCACTCATCTTGGGTGTAGGACTTTCGCGTGATTTCGTTGCCGATGACCTTAGCGACCGGATCGATCGCAAAAGTGATGAAGCTGTCAAACACGGTCGAGAAGTTGTTGACATTACCATAGAGCATGGAGGTCGGCATCCTCATGCAGGAGGCGGCCAACTCAAACATGTCTTTCCTGATTGAGATGAAATCCGTCGATGCGTTAGACGTGCTGCTACCATCTGAAAACGGGTCAAGTTCATTGCCGGTGTACTCAGGCCACACCGCGATACCATCGGAGGTAACGAAAGCCTGCACCTGCCGCTTCATAAAATCGAGCTGCTTCTGCTGCTCTGCGACAGTGCCACTTTGAGTGCTGCTGCGCCGCCACTTATAACGTCGGGTGTTGCCCGACTTATAGGCACTTGCAGCGCTATCGGCGAGAGATGAGTACTGTGCACCGATCGCGCGTTTTAAGCTTGTAAATCTCTTATCGGGGGTGGCATCTAAGTTGAAGCGGTAGACCTGAGATGCATAGTAGTCAGAGCGCATCGGCTGACCCTCGATCATCACATTTGTAAAATGGTCAGCGACGCCTATGCCATGCTTGTCATTTACAGTCCAATCAGATGCGTACCAGAGCGTTGACGCCCCTCCATACGACTGAAAGGGTATGACAAGGGCCTCGCCACGCTCGAACATGCGGTTCACGACAGCATCTATGAGCTGCCCGGCTGAGTAGTTCTGATTCGGCGAGACGTTCCATAGCCACGCGGCGTCGTCGAGGGTCCGCTTGCCATCAGAGCCGTAAAAGCGGATATCGCATGCCTGTATTGCCGCTGAGACATAGCTTGCGCCGATCAGGCGGGCAAGCTCCATATATTCGCAACGAGCGAGGTTTGAAACGATAGCGTCCGCTCCATCACCTGATAGCTTCTTCCCGAGCCAATCGTAAATCGTCCTGGTGATACTCATGTTCACCTCCCTAATGGAAAATAAGGGGCTGCATTAGCTCGATAGGTGCAGCTTCTGGCTCGTCTAACCTGTCTGATACACAAAAGGCTGCGACCAGAGCTGTAAAGGGGTCGGTCTTTCGGCTCCGGGGCTCGATTTTCCCGTAGACGAAATTGTTGTGAGGCGCAGGCTCGAGTTTCGCGTTATTCGCGCTCCACCTAGCCAGCGGGTTATCCCCCCACGCAATCAGGTGGCGTTTAAATGCCGATGTGATTGACGGCTGTACTCGCATGATGTCAGACGGACGTGTGAGCACACAACGCGCCTCTTTGCCGCTAGCTGAAAAGCCTTGCTCCTCGAGAGCACGGCGCATCCAGACATGCCGGTAAGAGTCATACCCAACAGCACGCACCTCGTGGTCACGTTCGATACGTCTGCACCATTCAGCGATCATGACGGGCGGTATCTCGACGTCATCTACGATTGTCACAAGACCGGCACGTGCCCATTCTTCTAGTGGAGCTTTTACGCGGCTCGCATCTGAGGACTGTGTGCACCACCACCCATGCACTACCGCCTCCCACTCATCACCGTCTCGACAGAGCACCGCAGCCCCGACCATGTCGGAGCTTTTTGCAAAGTCAATACCGATCACACATGGCTTGCCGCGCAGGTCTCCGGGATCACGCGAAGCTGCCACAAGATCATCCCATGAGGCCACTTCGGCTTCCTTCCTCCCCTGCGGGCGATTCATACGCTTAGTCATAAATGCAGCGTTGTTTATGGGGTCAAGCTTCCAATCCTCGTATTCGTCTGCCATCTCATGGCGCAGAGAGGCAGACGATAGGTACCGCGGGTTGGCCTTCGGCCACATTGCGGGGTCGTTTACCTCGCTGTCCGAGTCGAGCCGGCAGATGAAAGGCAGGAAGCCGCGGTCAGGCTCACCATCATTGAGAATGTGGGCTGCACGCTCTTTTAACCTGTCGAGCGGGCCATCACGCACGTCTCCGTCTGTGGTCGAGTAAAGCCTGCGTGGGTCGGGCGTCTTACCAAGGCCGGTCGTAAAGACATTGAGATTTTTCCAATCCGTATAGGCGTGGAGCTCGTCGAAGATCACACACCCGGAGCGTAGACCGTCTTTCGAGTCCGGGTTATCGGTTCGGTGCTTGATGCGCGATCCGGTGGAGCGGTTGGTAATCCCATCCATGTTCCATGAGAAAGCCTTCTTCCACTTCCCGGCTTCGCTGTCGAGGATGCGTTTAACGTCGAGAAAAGAGGTCTGCGCCTGTTCGTCGGTGTTTGCGCAGATGTCGACGTCGTAGAGTGGGACGCCGTTTGCCTTTGAAACGAGGCACCACGCGGCGAAACTTATAAAACCATTCTTGCCTGCGCCGCGCCCAAGCAGCATTAGGAGCTGGGGCCACCGTGGGAAAGACTCGCTACCATCCTGCTTGTAGGTGCAGAGCCACAGAGCTATGAGAAACTTTTCCCAAGGAAGCAGCTTGAAGTTGAAATACCTCTGGTAACTCATGTAGCGAGCGAGCGTACCAGTATCTATCCATAGTTTTTCTTCAGCGAAGATCTTACGTACATGCTTTGCCAGCGCTATCTGATCTAGGCACGGTACACACTCCCCCGTTTCGACCTCACCGAGATAGTCGGCTATCTCTGGCACTTCTATTTCGTGGTGCGTCTCAAAGACAGACTCAGACGTCGAGGGCTTCATCGTTATTGGGTATTGGCACGACGAGCTTGCAGCGGCTCGTTATCGTCATGCCAAGGGCGCTTGCCGACTTTCGCGCCTGCTCAGCTTGGGCGATCTCAAGACGCTGAATGCGGGATGCCTCGGCGGTGTCTTTGTCTCTAATAGCCTTTCTGAGCATCCTCATGTAGTCTTCGTAGGCGTGCTCGGCCATGACGTAGCGAGCAAGCTCTTCTGCGTCAAGCTCGCTCCACACATGGAGCCTGTCGAGCATCTCGGCGTAGCGTTCGAATTCTCTCTTGTCTCTCTGGCTCGTAAGGTATGAGGGACACACAATCGCGGTGTCTGGACTATGTGGCTCACGGCGTTTACGCTCGTAAGCGTCTTCGGCAGACATGGCCGTCCGACCTCGAGCTTCGATGACTTCAACTGGTTGCCTATGACGCCCTGGCATAGCTTCACACCTCCTAAAGGTGGATTTAAAAACAAGAAAAAATTGCAAAAGTCGTG